TACTAACGCATGTGTGCGTCTGGTTGATTGTTGAGCTCCTATACCACCCAACGGTTGTCCAGTTTTTTTTATATTTCTAGGTATTTTGACCATACAGTTTCTCCTTGTGGGGTTGGTGGCTAGTTTTGTTTGCCGCACTAGCCAAGCGACTATATCTTTAGATTAGTAAAGTCGGTTAACTTTAATCGCCAATAACGATTACACCAGCTTCAGGTCTGATAACTTTCAATCCATATCTCATGGACATGTAAGAACCAGTAATTCCGAATCCGGGGTTAGCTTCTTCTACAGTCAATCCACGTCTCTCGACGTAAGCCATAGGCTTGATAGACATATCGAAAACACCAAATCTGTTCTTTGGTATGTAAGAGTTCATTACGACATTTAATCCGTAAAGTTGTCCTACAACACCAGAGGCAGATACGTCGTTAACATAATCTACTCCACCTTTTTGGACTATACCTGCTGTTCCAGCTGCGCCTGAGAAAGGTACAGTGAAGTCAGCCAAGTTCAATAGAGTCTTATAGTGCATAGGGGATATCATGATTGTATCTGCATTCAATCCTTTTGCTCCGATAAGTTCCATAGCTTGGGTGATGTCACCAAGTGCCAAATCTCCGACTGCGTCTGTGTCGCCGTCAGTACAAACCATGTAGTGGGAACCAGTGCTTCCTACACCGAGGTTTGCCAAATCGTCTTTGCTGTATATTCCATACTCTGATAATCGGACATCTGCGTCTGTATCTAATCCACCAGAGCCGTTTGTATCCAATTCACCGAAGAAACCACCGTGTGGGTTGTTAGCGAAAGTTGTAACTTCAGCTTCTGTGTTAGTTGCTGAAATACTTGTGTCGCTAATTCCTGTACCGTAGGTTGCGTCGCCAATACCGAATAATGCTTTGATTGCGTGTTCCGTGACATGTCTTTCGACTGCTCTTCTAGCTTCGTTCAAAGCTAGTTCCATTTCAGAGAAACGGGAGTCTTCTAACATTCTGCGGGTTACACCGACTGCAATTCCCCATTCCTTAACGCTGATACGCTCGTTGCGTAGGTCAGTGTGTTGGTATGCTGGAGTTGCTCCTTCTTCTAAGGCTTCTAGCTTCATGCTAGGCTTAGAGAAACTTATGTCTACATCCCCACCAGTTTCGGTAGTGAAGCGCTCTGCGAACATTTCGAGAACAGGCATGCTTGTGACTTTGTAGTCTTGTAAAGCATCTTTGTAATCGACAAGTACACGGTTAGCTACACTAGATAGTGTTGAGGTTGCGAGACCTTTTTGTGCTGTTACCATATTTTATATCTCCTTAAATCACCATGACCCTAGTCATCGTGTCTGTGGTTGCGTTGGTTTCTAGAGCGATTGCTACTATTTTATCCTCGGCTGTTCCATCTGCGTATGCAGTTTTGGTTTCTAGGAAACCGGGTTTTGCACTGTCTACTGACAATTCGTCACCACATGTTACTGCATCGGTTATTACATTAAGGATGATTCCGCTTCCGGTTACAACTGAACATTGCGCACCAGATGCTGCATCGGTTAATGCAAACCCTACTATTTCTAATAAATTGGATGTTTGAAGTTTAACAGTTCCGTCAGTGTGCATTTTTAATGCTTCACCGGCTTCAATTGCTTCACCAGCTTTGAAATTCATAATTCTTGCTGGAGCTCCACCATCATTTACTAATACTGTTTTGGTTTCTGCCATATTTATTCTTCCTTATTTTCTTCTTCTACACCATTGAAAACAATTCTTCCATCTTTCATCGCGAACATTCGTGATGTTTCTGGAGCTTCTACTTCCTCTGGTTTTGCTTCAGCTTCTACGGATTTACCTTTTCCGAAGGTCCTTTCGGTCTCTTCAGGAACTGGTATTTGTTCCATAGCTATGCTGAATCCTTCTAGCTTAATCTCATCCCATGCGTTAAGTTCTTTCATACGCTCTTCTTTAGTCTCATCATCTACCTTGCCGAGTAATGCTTCCTTATTGATAATTGCATCAACAAATCCAGAAACGCGTGCTTTTGCAGCATCTGCTTTTCTTAATTCTTCTGCTTCCTCGAACTTGGAGATAGTGGCGAGAGCTTCTTCGTGAGCTGAAGTTAACTCTGCGTGGACAGATTCCATCTCTGCAATTTTATCTTTCATAGCTGCGAATTCACGCTCTACGATAGGATTGCTTTCTTTTGTTTCTACTACTTCTTCTGTCATAGTTACCTCGCTAGTTGACCCGTGTTCTACAGGTACTTGCTTTTCCTCATGACCATCACAGTCACAAGATTCTTCCTTTTCTTCACATTTCGTTTCAATTGTACATGCGTCACACACAGGAGTACGAGTCTCATTATCAATGAAACTCACCTCGACAGGACGAATGTCTGTCGCAAATGGCTCACCTAAGACGTCAACATCCTTGGAAAGCCAATCAATACTGACATGAGTCATATCGCCATTTTCTATTTTTTCTAACACTTCATTTGCTTTCATAGCATCCTTGTGGATGCGTGCCATAAGCTTCACAGCTTGTAAACCATCTTCTAATTCTACGTATTCCGGGTTGATAGCCATGCCCAACAAATCGTCGGGGGTACGTTGATGGTTAAAGTAAACTGGGAGCTCGTTGAAAGAGTCAATATTATCTTTTAGTATACTTGGTTCTATATAAACCTTTTGGTCACCTTCTTCATCGTGGGGGCCTGATGTTATAGCAATGACCGGAAATTCATGATAATCGTTAACGAGTTCTACATCTCCAAACACTTCCATTGCAAATGAACGCCTAGTTCCGTCTACGTTACCATTTACGTTACTTGCAAATTGTCGGCCAGCTTCTTCATCTGGCATGGTGTCAACTCTCATCCTACATAAATTAGATGCGAGTTCTTGGTAGTTCTCGTGGCCACGCTTTTTTAATCGTGGCGCTGTTTCTAGTAAGCAATGCTCATACGCATATTCTTTACTCATTCTCTCTATCCCCCGTTACGTTTGCGGATGGTTGATTGCCATCTCTGTTTTCTGTCCTTTCAGACTCTTCTGTTTTATCTTGGTCTTTTCCTCCAGATAAATTAACATTAGGTGCTGTTTCCTGCATCTCTGCTACTCCGTCTGGATTCAAACCACGTTCCATTCTTACTTCACCGGGTGACAGAACACCCTCTGAAAGATATACCATATCAGTTTTTGCTTTGACAAATGCGTCATCAACGTTAATTTGCCTAAACTTAAATCTAGCTTCACCACTTTCTAATTGTGGCATTAACTGTGAATTAATAGCAGATTCTACTGCTGCTTGTAAATGTTTAACGTAAGGTTCAAATATAGGTCTTGCCTGTTCTGGCTTTTCCCACATTGTAATTGGTACCTTTAAAGCTATATGTATCTTTTTTAATATATCGTCTGTGTACTTACCATACTCAAACGCTCGTTGTGTACCTTGTAACTCTTTGACTGTTATATCATTACCATGTATAATATCTTCGCCGGGTTCTAATCCATTAAATGCATCTACAACTTCGTTAATTTTGTCAGCGTTGTAAGGCATATCAGGAAGCCCACAACTAATATCAAACCTACTATTAGCGTATTTATTAAGAGCAGCACCAATATCTCTTTCAGCATAGTCTTTGAGGTCAACCAAGTAAAGGATTGGGTGAATATCACTAAGACCGTAAGCAAAATCATCAAAAGTATTATTTTTAAATTCAATAATCTCATTCTCTTCAAACCTCACAGATGTTTTGTCGTCTCCTAAATCTTGATAATAATATTGTATTTGCCCATTAGGGGTTCTCTGTACCTTCATGTTGAGAGAAGACCTTAAAACTAGGTTATCTCCTGTATATTCTAGATATGAAGTACCAAAAATACGACCATTTCTTAACCAACCATATAATAATTGGTCAATATTAATCTCATCAAAAAGTTTAGTGATAGCTTGGCGTTCTTCGTCATTATCTGTTACTATATCGTAACCGTCCTTGGCCGCGTATAAACACGGTAAAT